CACCCGCGAAGTTCATACATAATTACTTATGCGAACTAGTCTTTTTCTGGTCTGATTCTTTTCCAGTAATGGTAAGAGAATGTAACATTAAAATTGACCGGCGCGCCAGTACCTTCAATACTATACGCGATCTCACCAACTTCTGTAGGATAACAACCAACTAACTGATATTGTGATACGCGGTTCAATTGTGGGTCTAGTTGTACAAGATCAATAGTCGATGTTGCTCTTGGTGTGAAGTAGTTACCACTACTATTTTCATCATCAAACGTATCAAATGACCATTTTTCAAACAATCTTCTGATGGACGACTGACCATCCGCCATAAATTGTAGTGAATACGATCCACTATATGTTGCAGCTCCTGGTACATTAAAATTGAGACCCATGTAAGGTACTGCTTGGTTAGTGATGGATCTGGCAGGTATACTACCACCACGAGCGTATACAAGATCATCTTCACTGATCAACACATCGCTACCGTCTCCTGCTTGAATTGTTAAAACTCGGAATTGAAAATCTCTAGAGAAGTCACGCGCTTGTGCTACTCTGTAGAAATCTGTTATAGTTTGTTTTACGTCTGCCATAATAATATTTATTCTTAGCCTACTAATTCACTGAAGTCTTGACTTGTACGAGTAGCGTAAAAGTTGACCAAGATGAATTCAGCGGCGCGCACCGGTTTAATGTAGATATCAATGACCATCTCGTTTTGGTCAATCACATCCGGGGTGTTGTTACGTTCATCACACACGATCAAATAGTCGTACATACCTTCTGTGTTTTTGACATTCTCAAATATAGGTGTCAACACGTTCACCACTTGTGTTCTAGTGAACAACGTATTGGGTTCGAATATGAAATATTTGACCGTGGCTCTCACAGCTTTTTCAAGATACAAGAACAAACGACGCACATTGATCCGATCGAACGCACTCGGTTTACGTTGGAGTGTTTTCTGACCAAATACTACAAAACCATCGTTCGGGAAGTTAGCCACTGGGTTCATATTGATTTTGTACAACTGATCTCGTTCCTTAAGCTTAGGGTATATTGATAGATCACTCACGTTGTTCAACACTCCTCGTGTGAAACCAGCTGGCGCATACCAAGGCTGGAAATTAGCATCAGTATTTGCAAACATACCAGCGGCGAAACCACTGAACGGTGCCCAGATACCTCGGTTCAAGCTAGGATCAAACACTTTCACCCAAGTACCAAACGCGCAACTGTAGCTACTGTTCACATTACCTTGAATGTGACGTAACGGCCAGTAGATGTGTTTACTGAAATATTTCTGTGTCACAACTTCATTACCGTTTGCATCTTGTTCTTTGAATGTTTGATTGAGTGTTTTAGAATTTTTTCCTTGTACAAAAACCCATCTCAAATTGTCTGAAATGTGAAGTAAATCTTTTCTCTTGTTGGCTGCGAAATTGACAAACGCGTCATTAACGAAGCGGTAATTCATCACAGTACCACCTTCATCACTGGCGTTCCAGTCATCAACAATTTTGGTTTGATACAAATCGTCACTCAACACACCATCACCTCTTGCTGAACCATCAACTGGCCAAGCAGCTTCATCATCAAATCCTTCGGTTCTTCCACCACTAGTACCAACATAGATTGTACCAAGACCAGCTTCTACTGTTAGATCCAACGGATACAGCTCGTAGTTATCCACTACCTCGAACATCCGCTCCAGTTTTGTGGGTATTGCACCTACTTTGAGTGAGCGTTGGCTCGTGTCCTTGAAAACACCAGCGGGATATAATGAGTTTGCCGGGAAGACCACATAATCATTAACTGTTGTGTTGTTGTGTAAATCTGTTCTAAATGCAGATGTCGCGATCATTTCTGCAGTATCTAGGTATATACCGGCATTTGAAGGCTTTTTTGTTGTGTGTATTCTTACTTTCTTTTTAGAAACTCCGAGATTGTGATCAAACCAGTCTCCTTGATTCAGACTGATATGAGGATTAACGAAAATTTCGATGTTAGGTGTTCCTACTTTACCCTCTGCAACATCTTCAATGAAATGACTACCAGCTGCACCACCTGTTGGATTGTTAGCTTTTTTGAACCCATTTAATGAGCCAACATAACTCTCAGCTAGAATATAGTCTAGTTTGGTTGTGTCTGCTGCCATCACTGATTGGCGAACCTTGAAGAGACCAATCGCTAATGTATCGTCAAACTCTGGTGTGCCTAGCTCGATATCAGTCATGTTTTCTAAAACCTCACTAATGCTAGCATTAGCTTGTGGTGTGCCGGCTCCTAGAGCTGCAGGAGCACTAGTGCCGCTGAGCGGGAAGTTAAGACGTTGTGAAGGTAATGTAAGGTAACGATCATTTGGAGCGTTACTACCGCTGAGCTTTTTAGTCACACTGTATACACTCAAGCAACCATCAAAATCTGTAGCAGGATTCAAATTAGTGTTGTCAATTAAACCTACGTAATATCCTTCAAATTTTTCGTTGATGATGTTTTTTCTGCTGTTCAGGATGACAAGTCCAC